CAAGAATTAAACAATTTAATTCTACATTAAGCGGAGCGTTCAGTCCAGTTATTACGGTTAATATTACAGCAAGTTTTGATATTGCATTAAGCGTAACAGCAGACTTTACAGCAACGGCAAGCAAGTTTACTGGTTATGAAATTACACTAGATACCATTGTAAATTTAAGTTTGCAAAGTGCAAGGCTAAGAGATTACGATTCATCCCTCTCTTCCGCATTCACGCAAACTTCCACAGCATCAAAAACAGCAACAACAACAGCAACACTAACAGGTGCATTTTCACCAACAATAACAGCAAATGTTACACGTTCAGGTGATATTGATTTATTTTGCACAGCAAGCCTAACAGCAACTCCAAGATATCTAGATTATGTTATTCCAAAAGGCAGACCACACAATTGGCAGTTTGCACGTTGGAACAATCCAACAAGCACGGATGTTGTTGTAGACTTTGAAGACTTTACTACTAGCACCTTTTATGAATTTGATACTTCAGTAAAACAACATGGAACAGCAAGTTGGCGTTTCCAAAGTCCAACTGCGTGGGTTGGATCAGGTTATGTGGTATCTTTAATTAACAAAATTGATGGTACGGATCAACAAAGTTTTATTGATAGTGGTGATGATTTTGTTTTTGAATTTTGGTTTAGAGCGGACGACGTAACCTATGCTGGACCAAGAATTGCAACTTATGCTGATAGACATTTCCTAACCCTAAGTGAATTCAGCGAAGAAATAGATGACGATACCAGCATTATATTTGATATTGGTGTTAATGGTGCTGATGATAAACCATTTGTAAAATTTAGAACCAATGAAACAGGCCTTCCTGTTTATACACTATCTTCAGCAACAGCATTGAGCGATGATACTTGGCATCATATTGCATTTAAAAGATCAAGTGGAACCGTACAATTTTTAGTTGATAACAGCGTTAAGGCCAGCACAACAAACAACAATGCTTTAATAAAAACATCAATTGATTGGACCAATTTAAAATTACAATTATTCAGTGCACCATCAGGAAGCAGTCCACTCTTTGGACTTAAACATTATTTTGATAGTGTTGCATTTAGAATTGGTAATGGTGATATCACTGGATATTCAAGTGCTCCAATTGGTGATTTTGATACACAGCAGGCATTGGGTTATTTTGATAATAACTGGGATGATATTATATTATACCTATTCCAGGCAGAAGCGTCATTATCAAGTGCGGCAACACTTACAGCAAGTCTAGGCGGAACGTTTGGTGCAACAGCAAACCTATCCAGTGCCGCTACACTTACAGCAGATGTTACAAGAATTAAACAGGTTGATTCAACATTATCAAGTGCATTTACATTAACCGCTGATGCGGGTGAAATAGTTCAATTCAATGCGGCGTTGACCAGTGAGGCATCATTAAGTGTTATTATTGGTACAATTGAGCAATTTGATAGCACCTTAAGTTCTACTGCTACAATTACAGCGGATGTTTCTAGAATTGCTGTATTTGAAGCAGAGTTTGATGCTATTGCTACAACATTGGTTGCTGTGGCTAAAATTGGTGATTACCTAGTAGACATTTCAAGTGCCGCAACACTAACAGCAACAGCAGTTAAAACAGCAGGTGGTGATGCTGTATTATCAAGTGCATTTAGCATTAGTTCAACAGAAGAACGTATTAGAGATGTTGTAATTGCTTTGGATGGTGTTGCAAGTTTTACAGCAACAGCAAACATTGAATTAAGCATTATAGCAAACATATCAAGCGAAGCAACACTAACCGCTGACAATGATAGAATAAGAGCAACTGATAGTTCACTTGCAGGTGCATTTACACTAACAGCAGATCCTGCAGGAACAATTATTAGAACAACTGCTTCATTGGCAGGTGCATTTACACTAACAGCAGATGCGGATGAAATAGTTCAATTGGCAAGTTCACTTGCAAGTGCATTTACATTATCCGCTGATCCTATCATAAGCGTTAGTGCTGATGCAACATTAACAAGTGTGGCTAGCATTACGATTGACAATGCTAGAATAAGAGATACTGAAGCGGACTTTGATGCTATTGCTTCAACATTGGTTGCCGCGGCTAAAATAGGTGACTATTTGGTTAGCATTGATTGTGTCGCAACATTAACAGCGGATGCAAATGTTAAAACAGGAACCGTTGTTGCATTAAGTTCATTGGCATCACTAACAGCAGACGTTGGTGTTATCAAACAATTAGCAAGTGCTTTAACAACTGCATTTAGCGTGGTTGCTTCAGGAACTTCAAACATAACAGGTGAAGCAGATCTTGATAGTGTGGCTTCACTTACAGCAGATGCTATTGCAACAATACAAGGTAGTGCCGCACTAACAGGTGCATTTACACCAATAATAACAGCAAATGCTATTAGAACTGATGAAGTAGCACTATCAACAGCATTTACAATGACGGTTGATGTTAATCGTACTAGAACAACATCATGCAGTCTTGCAAGTGCATTTACACAACAAACAGAGGCTGGAAAAACGGTAAATGTAACAATTACGCTAAATATTATAGCGAGTGTTGTTGCAACAGGTAGACTAATTGTCATTGATATATATGAATATATCATTCCAGCAGAAACACGTGAATACTCAGTGGTTGCAGAAACTAGAGAATACTCAATTGATGCAGAAACTAGAGAATACACAATATTAGGAGAATAACATGGCTATAAACAGAGCAGGATTTGAAAAAACATCCACTGGGCTGGAAATTACAAAAGATCCTCAAGCACAAATGACCTATACATTCAATTGGTCACAATGGCTTGAAACTGGTGATGGTATAAGCACAGCAACATATACGGTTGCCGCAAGACGCAACGATCCAACACCGCCAACAATTGAGTCTCAAGGAGTTTCAGGTGATAAAACCTACGTTGAACTATCAGGTGGACAGGTAGATAGAACCTACATTGTTACTTGCAAGGTTACAACTGACAATGGTTTGATTGATAGAAGAAACTTTCGTGTTAAGGTAGTAGACAGGGTAGCATAATGAGTCAATTAGAAAAAGATAATTTAATTGAATTAGAAGCATACGCAAAATTAGACAAGCGTATGGCATTATTAGAACAGAGACTGGACATCATACAAAACAATCATCTTGCTCATATGCAGATTGAATTGGAAGAAATTAAAAAATACTTTGGTTGGGCGGTTGGTGTTGTATTTGTTCAATTATTGGCAGTTATCGCCTTTTTGGCAACCAAATAGACTACCCCCGTTCTTTCGTTCATTTAAATAAACATATGAGCGAGGAAAACAAAACCATAAAACAATTGATCAATGAGCAGGTTGCTGAATGGCGACACCCCAAGAACGAAATAAAAAATCTTCAAGCAGACAAGGTGGTTAAAAAACTAAAGTGTGACTTTGGAAACTGCAATGATTGTGGTTTGGAATACGAGAAAAACAGAACCATAATATATCGCAAGGTAAATGCACCCATTCCACATTGGAACATCAAATGCTCAGTGTGTGGTTTGTGGCAAGATCCAAGAACATCAAAATTTAAACTAGAATACCGCGATTTATTCAATTATTACCTTAATAACTTCGCTAAGACTAAATAATATTGCAGAGGCAATTCTTGTGAGGCTGTCACTTCACATAGTCTATCTTTAATATGCCATTGGATAAACTCCTTAATGGATTGCATCTGTGATGTAGTAGGACCATGTTCTATGTGTTCCTTTATATCAAATATCATATCATAGGTAATATTTCTACTGCATCTGAAACCCCCGCAAAGGGGGTTTCTTTTTGCCCAAAACATCATATATCGCACAAATCCACAGCCACTTTTAGCACTGGTATTGCCCGTGTTTACTAAATATAAACATAGGCATATTAAAGGCAAATTCTAGGCAATCAAAGGGGTTAAAGAACGACCCGCCCGTATTGAAACACAATAACGCGAAATAACGATTACTTGATTTCAATACCATTGTGAAAGTGCTCTACTCTAACTATGCAAGACCCACTTGCTAAGGTGTACTGCGTCCTTTGACCAAAAGGTTGCTGGCAAAACAGCATAAAAAGACAGCGGAGAGATAATCACACACAGGGAGGCAAGAGGTAGCCAAGGGCATAAAAAGAGCAACACTCTATAAACTACCACCTCAAGCAAAAAAAACACGTTCTGGTCTTATGAATTGGAAATGACAATGTGTGGTAATGAGTAAAACAGATATGGATGAACAAGTTCATCCTCACACAACCAAAACACCACCTGCTATCGCAGGCGTTGTTTTAATTGGTGTGCAAATATCTTTGATCTCTTTCTTTTGAGATCTCTCAAGTAAACGAAAAAATACCACTGAGCAAAGCGATGTGGTATTTGTTCATTTACGGATTACCTTTAGGTAATCCCCTAACAGACTGGAACACAAACACAAACTCTAACAAGGAGTGTAACTAGGAGAATAGGAATGCAGTATACAAACACGTTATACACAAGTTTAAGAAAAGACTATCCACGAACCTGGAGGATATGGTATCGCATGAACAAAAGATGCTCAGTGCCACAAGCCGCCTATGAAGATATTGAAGTGTGCGAATCATGGAACTATGAACTAGAGGGCAGTCAGGGATTCATTAACTTTCTGGATGATATGGGTCCAATGGAAACAGAAACCAAGGAGTTGTATAGATTGGATGCCAGCAAGGACTACACACCAGAAAATACCATATGGAATTGGACACACAACAGAAATACCAATCAACGTTGGACAACCACAGAGCGTGGTCAGTTTTGGAGCAGGGTTCGCGAATTGGGAATCAAGAGGCACACCATATACAGCAGACTGCGTCGCGGATGGACCAAGGAACAGGCCCTGCACAAGGACACACGACCCTACATAAACAAGATAAGAAAGTTAAAACCATGAAACAGGCCACGCACTGGTGCTCAGCAAACCCTGAGGATATGCCGCAATTGGAGTGGTATCTACTGAATGATTGTGAAGACTTTTGGGAACCAGAATCAGGAGAAATAGCCATGGTTAATCCAGGTCATGTGTTGTTATGCACACTGGGAGACCTAGGTATTGAAGTATATGACGTCAAAAAACCCTAGGTAAAACCAAAAAGTGCTAAATATTAGGACATAACTCCAAAGGAGGCGAGGTAACAATGACCGTAGATGAAAACATTGGTAAAAGCAAAACAGGACCAAAACCCAAGCAACTGGAGCAGGGCACAATTGAAGGCATAGTTGTGGGTCGTGATAAAAAAATAGTTCCCCCCACACAGGTATTTGAATTGGCCGCATTGGGTTGCACAGATAGGGATATAGCATCCTTTTTTGGTGTCAAAGAAGATACCCTGCGTTATAATTTTGCGGATGATTTAACAAAAGGCCGCGAAGAACTTAAGGTATCACTACGCAGAGCAATGATCAAGAATGCACTATCCAACATGAATGTGACCATGCAGATATGGTTAAGCAAGAACCTATTGGGCATGACGGATTCACCATTAAACACTGACGATAATCAACCACTACCATGGGTTGAAACCGTGCAGGAAACACAACAACAAGGAGAAACACAAGATGAAAAGATTGGTTAAAGATTTATGGACTGATGGCGTTAAGCAATACAGGGGCAATCCCAAGGATGGCTTTACACCAGTTGATGAAGCAAAGGTAGAAGAAATCATAAACAAAATAAAGGCACGTGACACGGTCAAGGAAAGCGGTCCAGTCACCCTGTTTCCAGCGGACAAAATGGAAGAAAAACCAGTTGACAACGCTGAGGAATAATAGTATACTATAATGGTAAAAAGGAGTTTAGTATGAATATAGATATTACACAGGCAGAAGTATTGGATGTGGTACTTGAACAAATGAATGATCACATCAACAGGCATGGCCAAATAAAAAAGAGCAGTCAGGTGATTAAAAATTGGCACCTGTATGATAATACAATTTGGACCATGATCCTGCAGGGCATACAAGGTGGAATAGCAAACGGTTACATTACGGTGCCATATTGGGCTGAAAAGGAATTTGATTTTCTGCTCACCCATATTAGAAAATGTGAGGCGCACACTGACAATGTGCTGTATCAGGATCCCAAGGAAACGGCGAGACTGCCTGACAGCGTAACACACGCAAACACCGCCAAGCATTATAAAACCATTAAAACAAGAACATTTAGATGCATGATGCAGATTAGGGAAGCATTGTGCAAGGCATTGGGTATTGACCTACCCAATGAAGATTCAAGCAAGGGCAAATTGGATCCACAACCCAAGGAACGCCTTTTTGAATTTGGATAGAATTAGGAATTTCCGTTCTTCAGTCATGTAGAATCTAAACTCCTTTACTAATGGAGAAACGGAATTTGGTGACGGGGCAATCCCCTAAGATTGTTGTTTTCCAACCTGTCACTGACACCCTGGGTATGGTGTTAAACTGCCCATTTTTTTTGGATTGTGGCGGGGATATTCGCACAGCAAACATCCCCTAGAAAATAACCAAAACGATTGTTAATTGCTTTTGGCAAATATAGTTATTGACAAAACCACTATTACCAAGTATTATAATATATGTAAAGGAGAAAACAAATGGCAAACATATTCAAAAATTTACCCACAGAAAAGCATGAAAAACTTAAAGAGGCGGTATCAATTAGAGTTGGCAAAAAATTAGGTGAATACGCACAATCACCTGAATACACACTTGACTTGATAGCAAACAGGGTGAATAAACAGGGTCGTAAAATAGCACTAGCAGAAGTTGATGTTATGAGCAAAGAAGTGGCGTCCCACACCTTGCAAGGTGATCCAAACAAAGTTAGAAATCAATTTAAGGCATTTGTAAAGAGTGATACAGGAGTTTTATCACATCGTTACAATTGGGGTGCTATACAAAACAATGCAAAGGAGTCAGCATAATGACTATTGATAAAAAGTTTATAAAAGATGCTCATACATTCTTAAGAGCAATCATTAAGATGGATAGTTTACCACCTATAGGACATTGGATGTGGTTAGAACCCAATAAAGTTAGACTTTATAGGTTTGATGACTGCGTTGAGTTTATGACTAATAAAGAAACACTAAGAATAGACTTAAAGGAACCAGCATAATGACAACACGCTATAAAAGATATAGAGGTTGGAAGCATCAAGGGGTCACAGGTTATTTGTGGCATCTAGCAGAAAAGTATTCTGGCAAATTAAGCAACTGGATATGGAGAAAGAGGTGGACAGATGAACGCTATAAAAATAACAATACTGATAACGTTCCTTTTTAGCATGGCAGGGTGTGCAACACCCCCTCAATGGTTGGCCAATGCTTACAATGAAGCGGATCCATGCCAAATGAAATACAAGGCGGCGGATCACGTGAGACCTTCATTCTGTGGCAAGGGTAAAACCCCAGGAAGAATAATCATATATGATTACTATTCCAATCATCCTGTTAAATACTAGCATGACAGACTGGTGGGAAGGAAACAAAATGTTTGATCCTAACTTTGATCCTTTAAATGAATTGCAACAATTGAGGATTGAACTGGCGGCACAGAAGCAGTTGATTAACAATCTAATCAACAGCAACAATCACCTTAGCGATTTGGTAATGCAGATTGCAACGCAACAGGGCACCCTGGGCAAAGAGGCGAATAAGATTAATAGACAGGTCAATGAACTATGGTTGATGTACAATCAACTAAATAAGCCGCTCTGAACGACAGCATAAATATTGTCATGCAATTGGCAGAATGGCAATCCAAAGTAGCAAATGATCCACACCGCTATAAAATAGTAGCCAGTGGAAGACGAAGCGGCAAGACCTATCTTTCTATAAGAGAGATATGCTACCACGCACGAAAACCCAATCAAAATATATTTTACATAACCGCATCCTACAGGCAGGCAAAGATGATTGCCTGGAAATTGCTAAAAGAAATACTATTGGATCTGCGTTGGGTAAAAAAGATTAATGAAAGTGAATTAAGCATAACACTAAAGAACAACTCTATCATTAGTCTTAAGGGCAGTGAGAACATTGACGCACTACGTGGAGTCAGCCTTTCCTATTGTGTTATAGATGAATGTGCTGATGTTGATCCAGAACTATTTCAAACAATTATAAGACCAGCACTTGCAGATCAAAGAGGTGGAGCATTGTTTATTTCAACACCCAAGGGCAAGAGCAACTGGTTTTTTGATATCTACAATATGCAGGAGAAACTGCCCAATGAATGGAAGAGTTGGCAGTTTACCACCCTGGAAGCAGGATTTGTTGATCCTGAAGAAATAGAACAAGCAAAAGCAGAAATGAGCCTCAAACAATTTAAACAGGAGTTTGAAGCCTCGTTTGAAACAACTGAATCCAGGATTGCATGGGCATTTGATAGACAGCACAATGTTAAAGAACTGCCAGAAGGATTGGACACACGCACAATACTGCTAGGATGTGACTTCAACGTATCACCCATAGCAGGTTGCATATTCGTACAGGATAAACAGGACCTCTACTGCATTGATGAAATACAAATGCACAATTCAAACACACAGGAATTGGCGGATGAAGTAAAGCGTAGATATCCACAAAGCAAGATATTTGCATTTCCTGATCCAAGCGGTAGTGCAAGGAAGACCGCCGCCAATGGAGCAACGGATCACACAATACTACAAAACGCAGGTTTTGTGGTTAAATCACCCAGAAGACATGATGCGGTAAGGGATAGAATAAATGCCACCAACGCTCGTTTCTGTTCTGCTGACGGTGAAAGACGCCTTTTTATAAGTAAAACGTGTAAATACACTATAGAAAGTTTAGAAAAATACAACTTCCGTGAGGGAACTCAAGTTCCTGATAAGGGGGGTAAGCAGGACTTTTCGCACCAATTTGATGCATTATCTTATTGTGTTGCATATATGTTTCCACTCAAGCGATACGTGGAACCTGTTCAGCCTCAACGTTGGGGAGTAAGATAAAGGATAAAAAATGGACGCATCACAAATAATTCAAAATCAAATTTCACAACTGCTGGGACACAATGATATCTATGCAACATACAGAGATAGATGGGACTTCCTATACCAAAGTTATTTGGGTGGAGAAGACTACACCCTGGCAGGACATTTAACCAAATACCAATTAGAGACTAACAGCGAGTATAACAACAGGTTGCAAACAACGCCTTTGGAAAACCATTGTGCTAGTGTAATTTCAGTTTATAACTCCTTCTTATTTAGGGACCAGCCTTATAGAGATTTAAAAGGCCTAGAAAACAACCCTATCACACAGCAATTCCTCAAGGACGCTGATCAGGATGGACATAGTCTAAATGAAATCATGCGAGAAGTTTCTACTTGGAGTTCAGTGTTTGGTCATGTTTGGTTAATATTAACCAAGCCTAATTTACAATTAGCGACACAGGCGGATGAACTTAGAGAGGGTGTTAGACCCTATCTTAATTGGTTATCACCATTGGCGGTTACTGACTGGAGTTGGACAAGATCACCAATTGGCAAATACAAATTAGATTATTTCAAATACATAGAAGACTTCAATGGTAGTGTGCAGGTTGTTAAAGAATGGACTCCAGACACAATCATAACAACAACGATTGACACAGAAGAAACACAAATTATAGAAAGAATTGAAGAAGCAAACGGTTTGGGATACATTCCAGCAATATGTGCCTACAACCAAAGAAGCACGGTAAGAGGAATTGGTGTAAGTGATATACATGATATTGCTTCAGCACAAAAAATGATTTATAACTGCACATCAGAAGCGGTGGAAGCAATTAAACTTGACACACACCCTTCAATTGTTGCAACACCAAATACCAACCTAGGCGTTGGGCCTGGTAGTGTTATTCAAATTGAAGAAGGATTGGATCCTGGACTTAAACCATACGCACTTGAATTTAGTGGTGCTTCAATTGACAGCATCTACAAAGCAATTAATCATTCAATTGATGCAATTGACAAGATGGCAAACACGGGAGCGGTGCGTGCCAGTGAAAGCAGAACAATGAGTGGCGTTGCAATGGAGGTTGAATTCAGCCTGCTTAATGCACGTTTGGCACAAAAGGCGGCTTCATTGCAAATGGCGGAAGAAAACCTTTGGAAGATGTTTGCAAAATATCTAGGTACCACATATGACGGTTACATTGAATATCCTAATTCATTTAACATTAGAGACAAGCAAAGTGAAATAGCACAATTAAGAACAGCAAAAGAAACAGCAACTGATCCAATGGTGCTAAAACAAATTGATAAGCAAATACTTGAATGGATGGAATTGGAAGATGATGAATTAGCAGAAGTAAAACAACAGCAAGAACAATTTCAACCACATATGATGTATGGACCTAACGGTGAACAGCGTATGGCAAACACCATGGCTGAACATCTAGCACTTGCACAACAAGGTTGGGTGCATGAAGGAGAATACAACAATGGCGATTAATTTAAATCTTTCTAAAGCAGTATTAGATCCTGGCTTTGCTGTTGGAATCAACAATTTTAAAGATGCTTCAAGCATTGATAAGTTTGGTTACAATCCTGACGTTGGTACCACATTTGAAACCATATGGGATCTTGGTGGCACCTATGTTCATCCAAGTTCAGCGGTTGCAATGACGGTTACAAGTGCGGCTGGTGCAACTGATAATGGGGTTGAAATTACGGTGGTTGGGTTGGACACAAACTACGATGAATTAAGTGAAACGGTTACACTTGCAGGCCTGGGCACAGCAACAACAACAGGTGAATTCCTAAGGGTGTTTCGTGCTTATGTTTCAAATGGCAGTGAACCCACAGCAAACGTTACAATAAAAAATGGTGTTACAAACTATGCACAAATTACATTTCCATACAATCAAACCATGATGGCTGTGTATACGGTGCCTAACAATTACACAGGCTATTTGATAGCAGGCAATATTTCAATTGAAAAACAAAAAGAAATTGTGGCAAAACTTATGACAAGACAACAGGGAGGTGTTTTCCTTACAAAGGGAATCATTGGTAGTTTTGCTGTGCCTTTTCAACGTAGATGGGTGGTGCCACAAGCAATACCAGAAAAAACTGATATTGAGATCAGAGCAAAAGCGGGTGCTACAACCAGCATGGCGGCAGGCTTTGAATTGATATTAATAGAAAACAAAGTATAATGGAGACCAATTGAAATGGTTAAGAAAAAAAAGAAAAAAGGTGGCAAACGCGGCGGCAAACGCGGCGGTAAGCGATAAGGACCTTTGGAGCAAATACTTTCATGATATACGTCAAGTATGTCCATGGAGTTACAGCGCCTGGAAACGCAACAAAATAGAAATAGTTTTGTGGTGTGGAATGGCAGAAGAATTAAACGGTTTAGAAGCAAGGGTTCATATTTTGATTAATGCGAAACCCAGGTTGCTTAAGAAGATAGAGCAACGTCTAAACGATGAAAAAGAATTTGAAGAATGGCTTCATAGTCATCCTTCATACGGGATTAACTCTACTCCCGTTCCTGTGCTAATACAACAGGATAGAATAGGGTTAGAAAACGCCAGGAAAAACCATTCTATAACGGTTAAACCTGCGTTTAACTAAATATATATAACACTCAAAAGGAGGCGATGCACGATGTCAGAAAATACATTGGTTAATGAAACAGCAACTGGTGCTGAAGTTGAAGAAACGGTAAACCAGGCGGAAGAAAGTAAAACCTACACTCAGAGGGAAGTAGACGATATGATGGCCCGCATGAAGGGTTCCATCACTAAAAAAGTTTTACGTCCATATGAAGAACTAGGTGATCCTGAAGAACTACGCCAGTTGAAAGCAGAAGCGGAAAAAAGACGCACAGAGCAACAACTTAAACGTGGTGAGTTTGAAAAAACACTTCAAGAACTTGCTTCAAAAAAGGATGCTGAAATCCAAAAACGAGATGCAATGATTAAAGAATACAAGGTCAACACACCATTGATTGACGCGGCGGCAAGATACGATAGTGTCAACCCTGCCCAGGTAAGACAACTGCTATCAAGTAAGGTCAGATTAAATGAAACTGGCGAAGAGGTAGAAGTGTTAGACGACAATGGTAATGTGCGTTACAATGATCAAGGATCCTTGCTAACGGTTGATGATTTCGTTAAAGAGTGGTTAGATTTGAATCCACATTTCCGCAAGGCGGGGGTAACAACTACTAGCACAAAAACTAGTGTTGCTCCAGGACGCTTGGCAGGAGATATTGATTTGGCTAACATGGATATGAGCAATCCTGAACATAGAAAACTATACAAAGAGGCCAAGCAAAAAGGTCTTTTGTAAAAACTAACATTAGCCAAAAGGAGAATATATTATGGCAAACTCAGCATACGCATCCGTTATTAACACTGATGCATTAGTTGTACCTGTAAAAGCGGCAACGGTATACGCCGCTCATGAATCTTCATTGTTCCTAGGTGGAGCATTGATTCCTGTTGTAAACGCACCAAATGGTGTATTACAAGTACCAGAACTAGCAAACGTAACTGCTACAACACTATCCGCAGAAGCGGCACCTGGTGTTGACGTTGATGCAGTTTTACCTGCAGACACTAAAAACACAATCACTTGTGATCTATTTGCGGCACGTTCAGTATTACGTGACCTAGGAAATATTGACCCACAAGAAATTGGTCGTGTTTTAGGTAACGCGGTTTCTACTGCTTTTGACAAACAAGTTATGAGCGTTGTAGGAACTTTAACTGGCCAAGAAATTACATCTGGTGACTTAGATCTAGATGAGATTTTCTCAGCAGTTGGAACAATTCGTGGCAATGGCGAAACTGGACCATTATACGGTGTAGTTGGTGCTGGATCATATGCGGCTCTTATGAGCAACATTGGTTCTACATCATACGCTGGTGGTGATTTCCAATCTGAAGCATTAAGAAATGGCTTCGTGGGCACTATCGCGGGCATTAGATGTTTCGTTTCAAGTTACCTAGATGCTACTAACACTGGTGTTACTGGTGCTAAGATGGCAATCTTTGGTGCTGATTCTATGAGAATCGCTATGCAGAAAAACGTAGACATTGAAATCGCTAGAAGAGCAGAAGCAGTAGGTAGTGACATTGTCGCTTCTTTACACGCTAAAACTGCTTTAATTGACGCTGGTAGAGGCGTTTTAATTAAAGACGCGGCTTAAGGAGTAGATAGGAATGTCCTTCATAATAGAAAGTAATGTAACAATTAGTTTCGCGGATTATGACGATGCTCTTGCAAAAGATCAACGTTTATTTGAGGCAAATGAAGGACTGACTGACGATGTCGTAGAAAACGGACTTATTAGGGCGACAGAGCGTATTTTAACAAAGATACGCTCGTCATCCTGGTGGCGTTCATACTACACCAAACGTGATTCATCAACGGTATATAGAACCGTTGCTGACATTCCAGCAGTAGACCCAGATAAAATTAAAGCACGTTTAAACGACTTTAGAGATCTGTGTGTTTACATGGGATTTGCAGATTACATTTTGCCAATCATTGCTGACTTTGGAAACGAAGACAACGCTGAAAGACAAAAAATTAGTTACTATGCCAACAAGGCAGAACAACTATATGGTGAACTGATCACTGCGGGTGACTGGTATGATTTTGATGATGATGGCACTATTGCCTCAACTGAAAAAGACCCAGGACAATACAATCTTAAGAGGGTACGTTAGATGCGACAGGAGATACTAAATTACATCAATGGTTTGGCACTGGGAAGTTTTACAACCAGCAGTGATATACCATATGATGAAAGCGGATCACCGCTGTTCATTAAAAACGTAAAGAAAATTTATGTGGATAATGAACAAACAGCGACTGAACCTTTAGTAACTGCATTGGATGGACCTGTCATAGACAACGAAGTCACATCAGTTAGTATCTACTTTTCCGCAGACGCGAAGCAATTACCAGCGAATTACGACCAATTGGTATCAGACTTGAAGAAGGCTAAAAACATTACTACGGTAACAGGTATTCATCGTAGAGAACTTGATGTTACAACTGAAATTCAAGGTGATCTAGTTATCAATACGTTGGAAATACGTTTTAACAAAGTAACATAACGAGAGGAAACAGAAATGGCTTACATTTATCCAGCCCCAGGTGTTAGTGGAGTGCAATCAACATTAGGTATTAGTGTTGCGGCAAACTCTGCTTCATCACCTGAATTAACGCTTCCTGGTATCCAGGACGTTACAATTAATGCGGCGAATGATGTGTTCACATGGACACAATTAAACTCCGCATCTAAGTTACAAATTGCCACAACTGCAACAAACTCATTGTCAATGAACATTGTGTTAGATCAAACCGCATGGTTTGGTGACACAGGTCAGACAGCGGGTGAAGCGGACTACGTTGGCGTTTGGACACTTTCATCAAACAAAACCCTACTAGACTTTGAAATTTATCTAGGCGACACTGACGGTGGTGCTACAGGTAAAACAATATCTGGACAAGGTTACATCACAGGTTTGGCTCCAACCGTATCTGCTGATGCTCCTGTTTGGGTTTCACCAATTACAATTACCGTAACTGGTGACTACACGGTTGCTTAATCTCTAGGGATTAGCAATGAGCGAGGGGTATGGGGCGTTTTTCGCCCCATATTTCTACATTAAGATAAATAGAATAGAAGGATTAATAGATGGACGTATTAGATTCAAAGACTGACAAGCAACTTTTACAAAGTTTACTTGCAGAATTGGCAAAAGCACAGAATGAAATTAAATGTGCTCAAACTGACTTAGAAAAAGCAACATCAAGAACAAGATTTTTGATTGTGCTAACAAACACACTGATAAACAGACAAGGAGATTAACAGATGGAATTATCAAAACTCACAGCAAAACCCACATTAGTAAAAGTAACCATTGACGATGAAGATATCGTTAAAGAGTTTGGGGAACCTATTGACTTTTATGTATATGACAGACAGAAGATGGATGT